GAACCATGCGTTCATTGTAATAACTGTATCTGGTGATAGTTCGTTTCCGCTTAATATTTGTGATGCTCTTGTCGCAGCATCATCTGTACCACCACCTTCGCCTTCTTTTTTCCAAGCTCTATATTTTTCTGCTTCTTTCCTCATGCCATCTGTAGGCTTAAGATTTATGTCCGTTCCATTAACATTCGCCATAGCTAGTCAGTTTTCTTTTTACGTGTTTTTTTAGCTCTAGTAGGTGGTGGAGTAGGAGGTGCTTCCTGTCCTATTTCTACCTCTAAATCTAAATCTTTATCTAATGTTACCCCTAACGACTTAGCAACCTCTTGCTCTCTTGCTATCTCAGAAACAATATCGTCATAATCACCGCCATTTGTCTGTGCTATAACTTGCGATTTAGTCATATAACCAGCCTGTTCTAGTTCTCTATAAGCTTTCGCTTCTTTAAGAGGATCAACATAGTGTTGTGCTGGTGGTGTCCATCTTGGTTTGCAATATCTCATAGAGTTTGCAGAATAATCAGGAAAATCTAATTCACCTGTTAATACGGCAAGTTCTATCCACATCTTAAAAACTCTAAGATGAAAGTTTTTAATCATGTACTTCTGACAAAAGCTCCAATGCTGTCTATCCTCTAGCAAGCTAAGTCTTGAACTTGAATAGTTAGTTTCTGAAAAATCTTTACTGATAGTTTCAAAACTACAGCCTATTCCAGTTGCAAAACGTCTGATCTTGTTTTTTACAAACATCTCATACTGCTGTGATGGATAGTCAATATCAGGAACATTTACAGATTCATTAGGCATTAGATACCTAAATGTACCCGGCTCAAAATTTTGTATTCTTTGTGCATTTTGAACATCATCACCAATCAACTCACCCTGATCGTTTTGTATAAATCCCATAATACTTGCACCAGCCCTAGCTCGTATAACAGCAGCTTCTTCATATCCCTGTAATTGGTGCATATCATTCATCACACTATGAAACCAAGGCACACCTCTGTTCTGGCCGGGTCGCTCTGGCATAAACAGATGAATAATCTCAGAAGCATTTATAAAGATATGCAATGACTGTTTATTCGCATAATCCAAGTAATACGCATCGCCCGGATGTTTCTTTAGGATGGCATACCTCTGTGGTCTTCCCCATTCATCAACCTCTACACCATTTCTCCACTCATTGCCTTTGGTGAGTGTCTTGCCGTCATATTCTTCATCTAATAAATCACTTTCAATAAGTTGCAAAGCAAGAGGTACTTTTGAGTCGCCAAACTGTTGTTTTACAACTCTAAAGATCGCTTCTCCTGATTCACACAATGCACCAGCAGCTAACCACTCAAATTCGTGGAAACTATATTTACCAGCACAATCACAGCTATCAGCATTTGTCCATTCTGACCATTTCTCTTCTATTAAGTTGTTAACTCTCTGATCTCTTTTGCCACCTCTCTGCTGTAATACAAGAGATTGGAACTTCATACCTGTGCCGACAATATTTATTTGTGTTGTACGCTTTGCTTGTCTAGCATAAGGATTGTTTCTTACTAATTCTCTTGATCTATCTCTTAGCTTACGCAAACTATTCCGTATTTCGGCATCGGCACTTAGCTGGCTACTCATCCAATCGGAAGTAAGTCTAGAAACTAATGCACCTTGATATGCTCTTTTTAAACTGCCAAGAGGTGTAGCTTTCCTGCCAAAACCAAGAACTCTTTTTACTGTGTTGGCGATGTTGGATCGTATTCCCATTAGTATGCCTCGTTAAAACGAACAAATGTAGCTCTTGGATTACCAAGACCACTATCAATCAATTCTGCTTGTTTTTCTCTAATCAATTCTGCCTTATACCTAGCTTCTAACATTATCAACTCTGATAACTCGTATTTCTTTGCTGTTCTTGTTCCAATCTTATATTCCTGTACTGCACCACCGCTAATAATATTTCTAATAGCTGTTTGTATAACTTCCAGATCTTTTTCTACCTGTGACCTACCATCGTAATTAGGAGCAATACCAGAATATTCTAAAGATTTTAAAACTTCAAAACTTCCAGAATAAATAGTTTGTTTTTGCGCTCCCGACTTATTAGCTACTGCTTGGTAATACCAATTACCAGCCGTAAATGTTGCAGTAACATTACTAGCTATCTCAAACTTAAAACCATCATTATATGCAGAACTACTGATCGTAGATCCAACTGGCCCTGTGTTTGTTCTTAGATAATAAACAACCGACCAATCTGGACTGCTTATAGAGTTTCCGTAATAATCTTGACTCGCTGGAATGTTCCATTGAATAAAATCCCCTGCTCTGATAGGTGATGGAAATGTCATTTTTTGTTTACCAATTAGCGACAAAATTCGTCTTTTTAGGCGAATTAGTACGTTTTA